CCGCGCTGCGCTGAAGCGCAAAGAACTCCCAAAATCCCAAAAACGCAGAGGCGCGCGACGCCCTGACCTGGCCGGAAGGAGGCGCTGGACGCCCGGCCGCAAGGCAGGCGTCCAATGTCCTTCACGTGGCACGATTTCCACGGGAATCTCATGCATTCTTCTTCCACCCTCAACTTCCAGCGCGGCTTTGCCACAGTCCGTAGCAGCCACCGCGCATTGACTGGTTTTCCGGATCCGGCGGCATTGCTGGACCATCTGCATTGCGGCGATGGGTCTTCGGCCAAGAAGAACACCATCCTGACTGGGCTGATCGAGAGCGCCAAATCGGACGATCGCGCCGGGGACTGTGCTCTCACCCTGATGCTGCTTGCTCTGTGGCCTGGGTTGGATGGAGTCTTCCGGCGTTCCCGCGCCCGACACCTCGGTCAGGTCGACGAACTCGCTTCTGAAATTCTCGCCCGCGCCACCACGGCGATCCGGGGTCTTAATCTGACCAGGGTCAACTGGATTGCCGCCACCATTCTCAAGAACGTGGAACGCGATGTGCTGCGTGCGCACAATCGCGAAACCAGCCGTCAACTCGTTCAGGACGAATTCGATACCGACCTGCATGGCAGCATTTTCGAGTTTTCCGATCCTGAGCTGGACCCCGAGCAACTGCTGGCCGAACTAACCAGCCTGATTGGTGTGGACGCAGACCTCGTCCTGCGCGTCGTCATCGACGGCTACACCCAGGCCGAAGCTGGCCAGCAACTGGGCCTGTCGGAACCAGCCGCACGCAAGCGGTTCCAGCGCGCACTGAAGCGCCTGCGCGACCATGCCGAACAAAAATCCTGACACCGCTGTCCCGCTCTGTGCGCGTGGTTGGCTTTTCAAATTCGGACGCACCGAGCGTCCCTCCAAACACAGGAAGTCCCAGTTGATGAGCAATACGACTGCCATCCCGACTGAACCTCTGAAGCGGATTCCCGGTCTCTTTCGTCGCTGGGAGTTGCCGGAAATCTTCGAGGTCCAGCGCCGGTATCACATCGAAGAAGCCGGCAATCACGCCGACGGCACGCCGCTGTTGGCCGTCTACTCCAGCGAGCCTGAGGTCGATGCCCAGGCCAGCGATTTCCCCGAATGAAAGGTCTCGCCATGTTGTTCCCGAACCCGATCGCGCGTCTGCGCAAGGCCCATTACGCTCTCGAAGACCTGCCCGATGCGGTTACGTTCCCCAAGCACCCGGCTCGCGAAAGCGGTGACCCGCTGCCGCTCGAAGAGGCGACCGTCGATGATATCGCCTTCGCCATCGTCGCTGCTGACCAGGAAAGCATCGCTGCCTCGAACCGCGCCTCGGCCCTGAAGCGCCTTTACAAAATGGCCCGCGAGGCCGGCGCCATCGGTATCGACACGGCCGTGAAGTCGGCTCTCAAGGGGAGTGCGAACTGATGGCTATTTCGCTTGCCTCCCTGCAGACGTCGAGCACGCTGCGCCCACCGCGTATCCTCATGCATGGCGTGCATGGGGTCGGGAAGACCACCTTCGCGGCGGGTGCCGATGCCCCCGTCGTCATCATGACCGAGGACGGCCTTGGTATGCTGAAGGTGCCGCACTTCCCGCTCGCCACCAGCTACGCCGATGTTGTTGAGGCACTCGACGCCCTGCTCAACGAGGAGCACGCCCACAGCACTGTCGTAATCGACAGCGTGGACTGGCTGGAACCGCTGGTCTGGGCAGAGACCTGCCGCCGCAATGGCTGGGCCTCAATCGAAGCACCCGGTTTCGGCAAGGGCTATGCCGAGGCGCTTACGGTCTGGCGCGAATATCTCGATCGCCTGAACACCCTGCGTGATCGCCGCGGCATGGCCGTCGTCCAGATCGCGCATACCGACATCAAGCGCTTCGATAGCCCTGAACACGAGCCCTACGACCGCTACGTCATCAAGCTTCAGGCCCGTGCCGCAGCCCTGCTGCAGGAGCACTGCGATGTCGTGCTTTTTGCCAACTACCGCATGTCCATCACGAAGGCGGATGTTGGCTTTAACAAGAAGGTAGCTCGGGCACTCGGCTCCGGTGAGCGCGTCCTGCACACCGCCGAGCGTCCGGCCTTCCTCGCCAAGAACCGCTACGGCCTGCCCGACACGCTTCCGCTCGATTGGAAAGCCTTCGTCGCGGCCATGCCTCAGCCCGAACAGCCCTGATCCGGAGTATTTTTCATGGCACGTTTTGACACCGCCTTCGATGCGACCGGCATCGACCCGACAACCGGCTACGATGTTATCCCCGCCGGCAAGTACCGCGCCCAGATCGTCGAGAGCGAGATGCGCGTGACCCGCAACGGCATGGGCCAGTTTCTCTGGCTGATGCTCGACATCATCGAAGGTCCGTACCAGGGCCGCAAGCTGTTTGACCAGCTGAACCTCGTGAACTCGAACCCGCAGACGGTCGAGATCGCGCAGCGCACCCTGTCGGCCATCTGCCACGCGACCGGCAAGCTGCAGGTCAATGACAGCGTCGATCTGCACCTGGTGCCGATGTCGATCCAGGTCGGCGTGAAGCCGCCTAAGGACGGGTATTCGGAGAAGAATACGATCCGCTACCTCGTTCCGGACAAGACCGCGCCGGCTGCGCATCAGCCTGCCCCCACGACCACGCAGTCGGCACCGCCGGCCGCAGCTCCGTGGAACCGCAACACCTGATCCTGCGGGCTGCCGCGGGAAGTCGCGGCAGCCTCAGCCAGACAAGAGACTGACCATGACTGATTTCACCAACGCGGCCCCTGCGGCCGCGGACACCCCCGGCTTGCCTGAAAAACAGCGCCGCCTGATCGAACTCGACGACGCGATCGCCAAGATCCGCACCCAGATCGCGACCGCCGATCTGACCCGCCAGACGCAGGGGAAACCCATCGACCCCGTCTGGTTCAATCGCGCCCGCACCGCCCAGCGCCACCTTTACCGCGAAAGGGCTGAACTGCTCGCCGACGGCAGCGGCTGGCACCGCCGCAACAAGATGAAGGACGCGCTGATCGATATCCTGCGCACCCGCCACGATCACGAAGTCTGGGCCGAGCTTCTCGCCGAAGCACGCGCCCGCAGCGAAGCGGAGGATCTGTGATGGCAGAGCTTCCCGCCCCGCCGACGCCGACCCTGACGGCGATCTATGCAGCATATGAAAACCGCCAAGGGGACGGCTTCCGCGAACACCTCGGTGCATCTCTGATCGGCAAGCCGTGCTCCCGGGCCCTGTGGTTCGATTTCCGCTGGGTCACGCCTTCGCGCTTTTCCGGCCGCATGCTTCGCCTGTTCGAGACCGGGCAGCGCGAGGAAGACCGGATCGTCGCCAACCTGCGCTCGACCGGCGCCACCGTACTGGAGGTCGATCCCGAGACTGGCCGCCAGTTCCGGGTCGAAGCCCATGGCGGCCATTTCGGCGGTTCGCTCGATGGCGCTGCCCTCGGCCTGCTTGAAGCGCCGAAGACCTGGCACGTGGTCGAGTTCAAGACCCACTCGGTCAAGAGCTTTGCAGATCTCGTTGCCAAGGGCGTGGTCAAATCGAAGCCCCAGCACGCGGCGCAGATGCAGATCTACATGCACCTGACCGGGCTGACCCGCGCCATGTACGTCGCGGTCTGCAAGGACACAGATGCGCTGCATATTGAGCGGATCGAAGCCGATGCTGCAGAGGCGACCCGGCTGCTCGACAAGGCCGAGCGCATCATCGGCGCGCAGCATCCCCCGGCCAGGATCAGCGACGATCCGACCTGGTTCGAGTGCCGCATGTGCTTGCACCATGCCGTCTGCCACGCGGGTGAAGCAGCGGCGTT